GGAAAAGGCGAACCAGGGTATGGTAGAAAAAAATCTAAAGTGTATGTCCAAAAAGGTGACAAAGTAGTTAAGGTAATGTTCGGTGACCCTAACATGGAAATACGAAAAGATAATCCTGAAGCTCGTAAGAGTTTTAGAGCAAGACATAAATGCGATACTGCGACTGACAAAACCACAGCAAGGTATTGGTCTTGCAAAGCATGGTAGTTTATGACAATAAATGACCAGGAACAGTTATCTAGTAACTTACCTAAGAAGTATCAACTAGCACCTAAAGCTAATCAGAAATGTAGTAACTGTAGTTTCTATGAACCTGCAGGATACTGTACACTATGGAAAGCAACAGTGCAATCATTTGCATGGTGCGCTAAATGGAAAGGTGTTGTAAATGGAAGCTAAAAAAGGTTTGTATCATAACATGAATAAAAGGAAAAGTGCAGGGACAAGTAGGTCTAAAAAGAACTCTACGATTAGTCCTAAAGCGTATGCCAACATGAAGGCAGGATTTCCTAAAAAAAAGAAAACTACTCGTAAGAAAAAGTAATTGACTATTGTAATCCCCTGTCCTAAGTGTGGAGAGGTGTTGTTACCGAAGGACGATATGAAGTGTAAGAATAAAGAATGTGATGGTTATGTCAGATAATAAATTTTGTTATGCTGCAGGTTGTCATAGACCTTTACCCCCTAAAGCTAGAAAGTATTGTTCTAAGCGTTGTTACAACAGAATCAATATGCAAAAGAAAAGAGCAAAAGCTAAAGGTGAAGTCTGGACGCAAGAAGATGACCAGTTAGTTATACCTAGCAAAAAAAATGTACAACAAAGAAGAGGTACAGTATATAAAGATATTGTAGAGTCTGGTTTAGCAGAAGAAATACTTAAAGGTAAAAATACTTTATCAGATGTGGCAAAGATATTAAAAACATCTGTTGCTGCAGTATCTATGGCGTACAACGCATACATTGAAGATTTAGAAAACGAAGCTGCAAAAGATACATGGGAGTTACCACAAGTTGCAGAAAAATCATTACAAGACTTTAGAAATTTTAGAGATAGATATTTTCAAACAGAAACAGGAGAACCATACGAAACTCCAGATTTTCATATTAAATGGATTAATTCTATTTTAGATGCTATAGAACATGGTGAACAACAAATGATATTGTCACCTCCACGACATGGTAAAACAGACTTACTTATACATTTTGCAGTGTGGCTTATTTGCACAAAACCTAACATTCGTATTTTGTGGGTTGGTGGTAACGAAGAGATTGCAAAGAACGCTATAGGTTCTGTACTTGACCAACTTGAAAGTAATGAATTACTAATAGAGGAAATTTGTGGACCTGGACCAAAATTTAAACCAACGAGTAGAACAGGTAAGTCCTGGTCACAAAGTGGTTTTACTGTAGGTACAAGAACAGTTACAGGTATTAAAAGTCCGACAATGGTTGGTCTTGGTCGTGGTGGTAAGATTCTTTCTCGTGACTGTGATTTAATTATTGCAGATGACATTGAGGACCACACTTCTACAATGCAACCTGCGTCAAGAGAGAACACAAGAAGTTGGTGGACTACAACACTATCAAGTCGTAAAGAGGAACACACAGCTATGGTTGTTATAGGTTCAAGACAACACTATGACGATTTATATTCACATCTTTTAGAAAACGAATCTTGGAAAACTATTGTTGAAGAAGCACACGATACAGGATGTACTTTACCAGACTGGGAAGAAGATACACATCAGGACTGTATGTTGTGGTCAGGCAAAAGAACTTACAAGTGGTTAATGGATAGAAAACGAGGTGCAGAAACTACAGGTGGTAGAGCTATATATGAAATGGTTTATCTAAATGTTGCTATGCCAGATGGACTTTCATTATTTGATAGAGTAGAGATAGAAGAATGTCGTGACCAAAAAAGAGATATTGGACACATACCACAAGGTACAAGACTTATTGCAGGACTCGACCCTGCATCTACAGGTTATCAAGCTGCATTTTTGTGGGCGTATGATGCTTCAGAAAATAAATTACACATGGTTGATATGAACAACAATCTAGGTGGCGGTATACCACAAGCATTAGACATTATTAAAGAATGGTGGATGAAATACAATGTATCACACTGGGTTATTGAAGAAAATGGTTTTCAGAAAGCTATACGACAAGATAAAAGCATTAGAGAGTTTGCATCAGGTCACGCTATATTCTTAGAAGGACACGAAACTTACAAAAATAAATTTGACCCTATTTATGGAGTGACTGCTATGCGACCTATGTTTCAAGAAAAAAATATTTCTTTGCCATATCTTAGCTTTGAAGCACAAGAAAAGGTAAACTTATATACGAGTCAGTTAGTGTATTTTAGCTCTGCTAAAAATAAAAGCAAGAGTGTAGGCACTAAAACTGATATTGTTATGGCTAGTTGGTTTCCAATGAGAGCAATTAGGCGTATGCAAAAAGAACGATTTGCTGAGTTGGGATATGATTATAATCCTAGCTTTTCTGGGTATGAACCTAGTAGTATAGATATAGATAATTGGAGATAGATGCCTTTAAATAGTGAACAATTAGCACAAAAAGTAGATTACTTACGAGCTATAAACCAAGAGGGAATGTTAGACAGAACTAGGATTCGTGACATTATGAATGGTGGGGAAGCAGCAGTCAAAGCTCTTCTTGGTGACAAAATGAATGTTGAATATAATCAATTACCTGCACCAAATATGTTTTTAACTGCACTAGATAGATTTGCACAAAAACTAGGTAGAGCGCCAGATTTAAAAGTTGATATTTTAAATGACAATGATTCACAACGAGCTAAAAAGAAATCAGAAAAAGTAGAGAGAATTGTTACAGCATACGATAAATTTAATAAATTACATAAACAATTACCACAAGCAGCAAGATGGCTACCAGGTTATGGTTTTGTAGTTTGGACAATAACTCACAAAAGAGATAGAAATGGTAATCCATATCCTATTGCAGAATTGCAAGACTCTTTTAATTGTTATCCAGGTAACTTTGGTCTTGACCAAGAACCTAAAGAATTAGCAATTATACGAAGAGTACCTCATGGAATACTTGCAGAACAATACCCTGAAGCTAAACAATATATTTATGCACAAAATGAAACAGCACAAGAAAGTGCTTACTCAGTATTAATAGAAACAACTGAACGACAAGGTAGTTGGGCTAACTCAACTGGACAAGGTAAAGTTGTTGTAGAGTTTAGAGATGATGAAGGTACTTACATTTTCTTACCTGAAAATAATAAGATAATAGATTTTATGCCAAACATACTAAAATCAGGACCTTGTTTTGTAGTTGCTAAAAGATATTCTTTTGACCAAATGCAAAGTCAGTTTCAACACATTACAGGACTTATGGCAAACATGGCAAAGATTAATATTCTTGGAACTATTGCTATGGAAGATGCAGTGTTTACAGAAACAAATATTGTCGGTGAAATAGAATCAGGTAAATATAGAAAAGGTAGAGGTGCGGTAAACTATTTTGCACCAGGTTCTTCTGTATCAAAACCAGTTAATAACTTACCATATCAATTATTTCAACAAGTAGATAGATTAGAAAGACACCTTAGACTTGGTGCAGCTTATCCAGTATCTGATGATGGACAATCACCTAACTCATTCGTTACAGGTAGAGGATTAGAAGAACTAGGTCAATCAGCATCTCTTCATGTAAGAGAATATCAAACTGTACTAAAAGAAGCTATTGAACAACTTGATACAAAACGATTAGAGTATGACGAAGCTATGTTTCCAGAAAAGCGTAAACCTATAGCAGGTATGCACAATGGAACTGCTTTCAAAGAATCGTATGTACCAAGCAGTGATATATCTGAAATGTATGAAACAAGAAGAGTCTATGGCGTAATGGCAGGATTTGATGAACCACAAAAAATAATTACAGGGTTGCAATTAAAACAACAGGGCATCATTGATACACAGACATTACAAGAAAACATGGATGGATTAGATAACATAACTAAAATACAACAAAGAATACACGCTGAAAAAGCAGAAACTGTATTGTTTGAATCTCTTATGGCACAAGCTGCACAAGGTGACAATAAGGCTACAATGGCAGCTATAGAAATAAGAAATAACCCATCAAAGATGGCAGAAATTCTTGATAAGTATTATACAGCACAAGGTGAAGAACCTAGTCCAGAAGAACTTGCATTATTGCAACAAGGAGTTCCACAACCAGGTGGAATGGGATTGGGACAGTCACCAGTTGGTATAGAACAAGTATTAGGAGCGTTAGGTCAACAACCAAGACCACAAGAAGTACCAGAAGGAGTCTAATGTTAGGTGAAGAAAATATTGTTAATCAAAAATTTTATGACATTATCAATGGTGAAGATTGGGATGATATTGAGTTTGAAGATAGCACTTTAATAACCACAGAACTTATTGGTGAAGAAGATGTACCTATAACACATTTTATTGTTCCTACACCAATACCAGGTGTATATATAAACATTAAATTAGGTTTTAATGTAGATGGAGGAGATGATTTTGCCTAGAGGTAGAAAACCAAGTCCACTTACACAAGCTACAGATATGACAGGTTCAGGTGCTTATGCAGATATTGTTGCACCACCAAGAATGGAAGGCGACTTAACAGGACAAACTGCTGCTATACAAGCACAAATAGATTCTGCACCTCCAGTTGACCAAGAAGCTGCATTAACAAGTGGATTACCAAATGTTGGTAGAATCCCACAACCTATGAATCTTGCAGCACCTACCAATAAACAATTTGAACCAAATACCGCAGGTATACCTGTAGGTCCTGGAAGTAATGGACCAAGAGTTATACCTACAAACACATTACAAAACTTTTTTATAACAGCTAAGAATCTAACTAACGACCCAATATTTGACGAGCTATTAGCCGAAGATATTGTGCCACAACCACAATTAGGGAAAGACCCAGAAGATTATTTTGGTATTTAATGGCAGATTACAGACAAATATTATTTGGTCCACCAGAGTTAGAGTCATATCTAGCTGATAATACAAAAGCAAATTTAAACGAACTAGAGTTTTTTAAAAATACAGTTACACCTGAAATAGCACAAAGTGCTGCAAACATATCACGAGCTTATCCAAACATGGATGCAAGACTGGTTATGTATGGAGCTATGCTCGGTGTAGAACATGATTCAGACTTAGCTTTACAAATAGCAGAAAGACAAAACAATGTTGTTATTAAACAAAATCAACAAGCAATTAATAAAATATCTAAAGGCAAAAGAGCATCACAATTAGGTTTATTAATGTTAGACCTTGGATTTCAACCATTATCAAGAAACTTTAAATCTTCTATAGTCGCTTCTGATGAAACAGGTACTGATAAATTCCAGGCAGTCGCTGCTAACACATTTATCGGTGGGTTAACAGGTGTTGCTAGTTTTATACCTGGAGTAGATGGAGATAAAGCTGGAGATAGATTAAGAAGAGCTTTACTTGGAGATAAATTTGCTGATGTATATAAAGAAAGCAAAGACGCTTATGGACCAACAGAATTTAACTTAGCTTATGATGAGTTAAAAGCAGGTAGACCTCTTAACTTAGGAAAAGGATATTTTCCTTCATCAACTCCTATTGAAGAAACACAAGGTTATAAAGATTTAAAAAGACAAGGTTTTGCAGACAAAGATGCTTATGCAGAAGCAGAAGAAATTTATGGTGTACCTATAACAGAACGATTTGAACAAAAAGAAAATCAATTTAAAACTGAAACAAGAAAAGCAGGAAAAGTAAATATATCACCAGGTAGGGTAGTTGCAGGTCAATTCTTTACAAAAGATGATTTAGGTTATGCTTTTGGGTCTGCTGCTATTGATGGTGCATTTAGAGTATTTGGTGACCCAACTAATGCTGCTTTAGGTTATTTATCAGGAGCAAAAATAGGACTAAGAAGTTTAGTAGATGAAGGTATGCAACAAGCATTTAAAACTATAAAAGTTGGAGATGATGTAAAAAACATACCATTAATAAATCAATTTGTTAAAACAATTAAAGGTGGAACTGTACAACTATCGGATGGTACAACAAAAGCAATATCACCTAAAGAAGCTCGAAAACTTATGTTTGGTAGAACTGCTGTACAAGTATTAAATACAAAAAGAGGAGATAAACTTCTTGATGCTTTTGTCGCTAATACTGATTTAGCGACATTAATGGATATGCCTGGTATGAATAAAGCACCTGTAGAACTACTTAGGTTGCTAACTG